ATACTTCAGCGAGCATACAAACGATATGGCAACATATGCACCCGACAAGTATACAAAGCGCCTTGTCAACAAAGATGAACCACGTTTGGTGTTTCCATTCTATTCAGACACAGGCAAGCTACTAGGATTATCTGGTCGTGCCTTTGATGACGAGCACCTACGTTACATGACGATCAAGGCTGATGATACGGACACACTGATCTTTGGTCTAGAACGCTTTGACAACACCAAGCCTGGCTACGTGGTAGAAGGTCCAATCGATTCGTTCTTTTTACCTAACTGCATAGCTGTGGGTGGTACAGCCTTCTCTAAGCTAGACTTGTATGCTGAGAAGGATAAAGTAACCATTGTGTTCGACAACCAGCCACGCAATCCAGAAGTCTGTGCGTTGTTTAGAAAGAAGATTGTAGAGGACTTCAAAGTTTGTGTATGGCCAGAGTATTTGGTGGAAAAGGATATCAATGATATGATATTGAACGGTGCGACACCTGAAACGGTCAAGCAAATGATTGATGAGCATACCTTCGTTGGTGACAAGGCTATGTTGCAATTTAATGATTGGAGAAAATGTTGAACAGAGTTAGACTAGTAACAACCTCAGCACCTATGATTGAGGAATTGAAACACAAGGACTTAATGGGTATGGTAGCGTGGATTGCCCGCGTATCTAATCCAGCAGGACAGCAAGATGATACGGATCAAATGACACAAGCGCAGAAGGACGAAAAGCTTGTGAACTATTTGATTCGTAACCATCATTGGTCTCCGCTTGAAATGGTTTCTGTTACTATGGAAATCAACACAACACGCGATATTGCGCGACAAATTCTCCGCCATCGTTCATTTTCCTTTCAAGAGTTTAGCCAACGCTATGCTAAGGCTACTGATTTAGGCTTTGAGTTGAAGGAATGCCGCATGCAGGACACCAAGAATCGCCAGAATAGTATTGAACTTACACACGAGGATGGTGATCTTGCTGCACAATTGGCACTCGAGTGGGACCGTATCCAAAATGGCATTATATCTGATTGCACAACTGCCTATCAGTGGGCTATTGACAACGGTATTGCTAAGGAACAAGCCAGAGCCGTAATGCCAGAAGGCATGACCAAGTCGCGTTTGTATATGGCGGGAACACTACGTTCGTGGGTGCATTACATTGCACTACGTAGTGGCAATGGAACTCAAAAAGAACACAGAGAAATTGCTATTGAATGCAAGGAAGCTTTGGCAGAAGCCTTTCCAGCTATTCAAACCATCAAGTCTGACCACTAAATAGCTGTATGGATTCTTTCAAAGCGCACACCAAGAAGATTCGTCTTAAGACCGCTAATCAGGGATGGGACCTCGATAGCGCAGAGACTCCTTTTCCTATCGATCATATCCACAACACTTTGGGTGAAACGGGTTACATCGTTATGAAGTCTCATATTCGAAACGAACCAGTGCATAGTGTACCTATTAATAGCCTCCATTCAATTCAAAGTATGGTCTCTCGCAAAGTCCTCAGTAATTACAAAAAGAAGGAGAGTGACGATCCGATTGTTGTAGCTAAGATCAATGGCAAGCATTATATATTCGACGGTACACACCGTGCTACTGCGGCAAAGATTGCTGGCAGAACCCACATCAACGCTCACGTGGGTCAGTATGACAATCTTCCATTTGATGTTAGTGGTAAACAACACGGCATTGGCTTCGATATTCCCCAAGTAGAGGCTACTCTAAAGAAACACAAGCGTCCTTATACACCATAAAATAGTTTGATGAGTGAAGGCTTACCACTAATTTTTTGAGTTTTGTACTACTAAATAATTTACACACATGAAAGCCAACTTCAGCCGCGCAATGCGGCTGTGCTTTTCTGCAATATACAATAAAAATAGGAGCTACTATGGCCGTCGTCCTGCCCTCGTCTTACCAGTCGTTTATTCATCTATCCAGATATTCCCGTTATGTGGATGAATTAGGGCGCAGAGAAAGTTGGGGGGAAACTGTTAACCGTTACATTTCCTTTTTTCAGAAACACACTAACAACAATAAAGATATTCCTTGGGAAGAGTTGCGTGAGGGCATTTTAAACCTAGAATCGATGCCCTCGATGCGATGCCTAATGACCGCTGGTCCTGCTCTAGAGCGTGATAACATTGCAGCATTCAATTGTTCCTATTTACCTATTGACAATCAAAAGTCCTTTGACGAACTGATGTTCATTCTAATGAATGGCACAGGCGTAGGCTTTTCTGTTGAATCCAAATACGTTTCAAAGCTACCAGAGGTTCCTGATGAGTTACACGACACAGAAACAACCATCCACTTCCATGATTCCAAGCTTGGATGGGCAAAAGGCTTCAGAGAGTTCCTATCCTTGCTCTGGGCAGGACAGATTCCTAAGTGGGACACATCCGCATTACGTCCAGCTGGTGCGCGTCTAAGGACATTTGGTGGTCGTGCCTCTGGTCCTGATCCTCTTGTGGATTTGCTATACTTCTGTATCAATACATTTAAGAAGGCTGCTGGTCGTAAGCTTACAGCACTAGAATGCCACGATATCGTTTGCAAGATTGGTGACATTGTTGTTGTAGGTGGTGTGCGTCGTTCGGCATTAATTTCTCTATCTGACCTAAATGATGACCATATCCGTATGGCTAAGTCTGGTGAATGGTGGAAAGAAAATGGTCAGCGTAAGTTGGCTAACAACTCCGCTGTATACGAATCACGACCAGACATGAGCATCTTCTTTAACGAATGGCATAGCCTATATAACTCACGTTCGGGTGAACGTGGTATGTTTAGCCGTGCTGCATCAGCATTGCAGGTAAAGAAAAACGGGCGCCGTGAGTTTGAAGGTTGGGACTTTGGTACCAATCCATGCTCCGAAATTATCCTGCGCCCTTACGAATTCTGCAATCTAACTGAAGCGGTGGCGCGGGCAGAGGACAACAAAGACTCGCTAAAGCGCAAGCTACGCTTGGCTACGATTCTTGGCACGTTGCAATCTACGATGACCAACTTCCGTTACATCAATAAGAAGTGGCAGCGTAATACCGAGGAAGAACGTTTGCTCGGTGTATCCATCACAGGCATCTGTGACAATGGTTTGCTAAACAACCCAACACCGCAGCTAGCCGCATTGCTAGATGAACTACGTGAATACGTAGTAGGGGTCAACAAGGAGTTCGCAGACATTTTGGGTATTTCGGCTTCTGTCGCTGTTACATGTGTAAAGCCATCTGGTACATTGTCTCAGCTAGTTGATTCGGCCTCGGGTATTCATGAACGTTATGCTCCTTTCTATATCCGTCGCGTGCGTATGGATAAGAAGGATCCGTTGGCTGCTCACATGATTGCACAAGGCGTGCCATGCGAAGAGGATGTTATGACCAAGTCCAATTGGGTGTTTTCATTCCCAATCAAAGCACCTGAAGGATCGCGTGTTGTCAAGGATGTGAACGCTATCAAACAGCTAGAGCTATGGAAGGTCTATCAAGATCATTGGTGTGAGCATAAGCCATCTGTTACAGTCTACGTAAAGGAAGAGGAATGGTTCGAAGTTGGTGCTTGGGTTTACAAGAACTTTGACAACATTTCGGGCGTGTCCTTCTTGCCATCAGATACAGGTACATACCGTCAGGCTCCGTACGAGGAAATTTCGGAAGATAAATACAAGGAGTTAGTGGCCGCTCTCCCTGCTAACATTGATTGGACAAACTTCAACGAGGAGACTGATAACACAGAAGGCTCTCAAACATTGGCATGTGTGGCAGGAGTATGCGAACTTCCCTAAAAGCATTTGACAGCTACGTAACTGAAGCAAAGAAAGCTTCCTCAGGAGAGATTCCTTGGGAAGCTTCTCCTGCTCTGGGTTGGTGGAAAAATGGTTCTCACGTAACGGTCTATCATGGTACGCACATCAAGCACCTTGAACAGATCAAGAAGGGAGGCTTGAACCGTGTCGATCCTACAACAGGTCAAATTTCTGTAGCTCTAGAACCAAATACTGCGCATGGCTATGCAGCAATGAGTGCTGCGGGTGGTGAAGCCCACTTTCGAGCAGTCGGTGGTAGACCTAAACACACACCAGAAAACGAACGTGTGGTAGTCAAGTACAAGATACCTCGTCAATGGTTGAATGACAATATGGATCACAAGCTTGGTGGTAACATCGGTATCTCAAAGCATCGTATGGAAGATAGAGTACATTACGATCATTGGAATCAAACCCACAAAGGCGAAAACGATCAGGGCTACTATGCTCTATCAGAGCTACGTTTGAAAAAGTACGTGCCACCAGAGTTTATGGTAGGTCACATGAGGAAAAAGAAATGAATGAACAACCAACACTGTTCGAATTCTTAAATGCGGTCCCACTTGAGGAGTATGAAATGGAACTAGAAGAAAAAGCCCGTAAAAAGGTGGAGACTCCTTTATATTCACCACCTATTGCTGGTAGGGATGTAATAAAGCATTTGAACAAAACCCAGATCAAGAAGCTGCTTTCTGATCCGCACTATGTTCAACACGTTGCCGGTGGTCGTCATATTCCAGTATTCCGTGTTCAGCAATGGAAGCCAGGACTAAAAAAGATTCGCGTAGGCAATACTGAAGGCCAGAAGTTTGTAGAATTTCATATGAATGACCATGGCTCTATTGCTAAGAAGCGTGTCTATGCAAAGGTAAATGGACCACACCCAAATCAATGGACTGTGGCAGAGAAATGGCCAGAAGATGAAATGGCTAAGAAGGCAAAGAAGAAATGATAAAGCCACGGTTTATCCGTTATTACATGGACATTGCAAGGCGCGCAGCGCAAATGTCTTATGCTAAAAGAATGAAAGTTGGTGCGATCATTGTAAAAGATGATCGCATTTTAGCCGATAGTTGGAATGGAACACCACGCGGTGATCCTAACAATTGTGAAACCACTTTAGATGATGGGTCATTAGTTACTCTTCCATCCGTCTTACATGCCGAAGAAAATTGTATCTACAAGCTTGCACGTAGTGGTGAAAGTGGTTTGGGTGCCACCATATTCTGTACCCACGAACCTTGCATCCAATGTGCCAAGGCCATCTATCAAACGGGCATAAAGGAAGTGGTGTACGACCAACCGTACAGGATCCATGATGGCATTAATTTCCTGAGACTACATAGTATAACAGTCCATCAGGAAGCAGAATATTATGACACACCTATTGGTGGCCGGTATCGATTACTCAATGACGAGCCCGGCGATTTGCATACACCAGACAGATTCATGGAGCCTAACTAACTGCAAGTTTTTCTACCTCAACTCAGGCAAGTTTGTAGGTCGGTATGACCAATGTCTCGGAACCCGCATGAAAGAACCAGCAGATTGGATTAGTGCGGAAGAACGCTACGATTTCCTATCTGCATGGGCATGCCAAGTATTGAATGATAACTACAGCATTGTCATTGAAGGCTATTCAATGGGTAGTAAAGGCCAAGTGTTCAATATCGGTGAAAACACTGGCCTGTTGAAGTACAAATTATACAAGTACCAAAAGAAATTCTCTGTAGCAGCACCGACAACCATCAAAAAGTTTGCAACAGGCAGTGGGCGTGCTGATAAGGACGCCATGTATGATGCATTTGTCAAAGAAACTAACTATGACATGAAGGGCAACTTTGGTGTCA